TATTCGCGACAGGGCGGCAACCGGCTTTCCGCGCACTGATGCGCTTCGATACCTCAATTCCAGGGAGGCGGGTGACTCCAATAAAGCGCCCGCCAGCGATCATGGCAACGCAGCCTAAACACCCCAACCTAAACGCGGCGCTGATCGCGGCCCAGGCCGAAATGCCGCCGCCGCGCAAGGATCGCGAAGTATCCGTTCGCATGAAGAGTGGAGGAACCTACAAGTTCAGTTACGCAACAATGGCGGGCATGGCTGACGCGGACAAACCGCTCCTCGCCAAGCACGGTCTCGGCTTCGTTCAATTCGTCGCGGACGGCGCGATGGTTACGCGCATCATCCATGAGAGCGGCGAGCATCTAGATTGCCCCTTGCCGATGCTCACCCTTCCCAACGCCCCGCAAGAAGCGGGAAGCATCATCACCTATTTCAAGCGCTACTCCTACGCAATGGCGTTCGGCCGCGTCGCGGAAGAGGAGGATGACGCGAATATCGCCGCTGGCAACGACTATGTCCCGGCCCACCGCCCGAACGGGAATGGCAAGGTCAACGAAGAGCAGTTTCACGAACTTCAGGCGGCAGTCGATCGTACTGGGGCCGACCTCGCCCGCTTCTGCAAATACTTCAATGTGCGGAGCCTGAAGGACGTTCCTGCGAGCCGCTTCCAAGAGGCACTCGGAGCCCTGGAGGCGAAGGCCAAGAAGAACGGAGGCTCCCATGCAGCAGCGCACTGACGATTGGCTCAAGGCGCGGCTCGGCAAGGCCACGGCCTCGCGTGTCGCGGATATCGTCGCAAAGACGAAATCAGGCTATGCGGCCTCGCGCAAGAATTATGCCGCGCAGCTCGTTTGCGAGCGCCTAACCGGTCAGCCCCAGGACGGCTTCACCAATGCAGCGATGCAGTGGGGGACGGAGACCGAGCCGCAGGCGCGCAACGCCTATTGCTTCCACCGCGACCTCGACGTGAGCGAGTGCGGATTCTTCGATCATCCGAAGATCCAAATGTCAGGCGCCTCGCCAGACGGGTTGATCGGCGATGACGGGCTTCTTGAGCTCAAGTGCCCGAACACCGCAACACACATTGAAACGCTGCTCGGCAGGGCGGCGCCGGCCAAATACGTCCACCAGATGATGTGGCAGATGGCCTGCACCGGCAGAGCATGGTGCGACTTCGCGAGCTTTGATCCCAGGCTACCCGAAAACATGCGGCTGTTAGTCGTTCGCCTTCGCCGCGACGACAATATGATCGCTGAGCTGGAAGCCGAGGTTTCCGCCTTCCTCAAGGAGGTTGACGAAATCGAGGCGCAGCTTCGCGAGCGTTACGACGCCGACCTAGCACAGAAACTCAAAACTTCACTGGAGGCAGCATGAGCAAGCGAATGACAATCGCCACCCCCCGCAAGGGCAAGGACGGCAAGACCTTTTGGACGAACATCGGAACCGCCTGGTTCAACGACAACGGCGGGATCCAACTGGTGTTCGACGCGCTGCCATTGCCGGACGCAGAGGGCCGGTGCGTGGCCAACCTGTTTGAGCCGCGCGAGAAGCTGACGGACACCGCCCCGCGTCGTCAGCCGGCGACTGTCGATCTGGACGATTCCGCGCCCTTCTGATGCTCCGGCGAACCGCCTTGAAAGCCAAGCGGCATCACAAGTCCGCTGAAGCGCGCCGGTTCCATGACTGGGTTGCCGAGCAAGGCTGCCTCGTCAGTGGTGAGGAAGCGACAATCCACCATGTGACGGGATATGCGGACAAGCCTGGGCGGTTCAGCCGCAGCGATTGGCTGGTGGTGCCGCTTGCTCCCCGCTTCCACCAAAAGGTGTTCGATCCGTTCGCGAACGATCCGATTAGTGTCGAGGGCCTGAGCCACCAAGGGTTCTTCGAGAAATACGGCATCGACTTGCTCGCAGAGGCGACGAGGCTAGCCGAGACATGGCTGCGGAGGGCGGCGTGAACGCGATTGTCACAACCGACACCATCGAACGCGCGATCAACGATGCAGAGGATCTGTTCGTCCGCGCAGGCAAAGCCAAGATCGCCGCCGAGGCTGCTGACTTGCGCCGCAAGCGTGTCAGGGCTGCGCTGTTCGTCAAATACAAGGGCGAAGGTCGCGGAGCCGGTGAAAGCGAGCAAATGGCGGAAGCCGACCCGGTTTACGAAGCGGCCTGCGTCGATTGGGAGCTAGCTGCTTACGATGCCGAGGCATTGAGAGCCCAGGCCGAAGCCAAGCGCATGAAGTTCGATGCATGGCGCACCGCCAACGCAACGGAGCGAGCAAGGATGAATCTGCGATGACCGCCCGCCTCAAGAAGATCACCAAACTAACGCCCGAGCAGGAAGCCGAACTTCCGCGCTTCCGCCAGCGCTATCTCGATCTCGCCTGTAACGGCAAGCGGATCGACCGTGAAGCGCTGCAAGCCGCGCTCACGGACGCCTACGCCGTCATCGGCAAGCCCCTGAGCTGGTCCCCGAGCTGGCCCCAGAGCTGGTCCCCGAGCTGCTGGCCCCAGAGCTGGTCCCCGAGCTGCTGGCCCCAGAGCTGGTCCCCGAGCTGCTGGCCCCTGAGCTGGTCCCAGAGCGAATTTTTTAAAACATCTTCTCGCGGTAGCTCGAAGATCTGCTCGTCCCTCGCACCGACGATGCCCTTAGGACATTGCTCACCGAGCGAGACGAATGCGAACGCCGCATAGCCGAGATCGATAGAGAGATGCTTCCTTATCGTAAGGCGTATGCTGCGGAGAGGGGTGAGTTTCTTATCCCTAGCCTCGCGAGATTGCGTCGGGATCTGATCGCATGACTAACAGACCTAATCCCATAGCCCGACCAGATCAGGGCGTTCCGGCTTCGCCGTCGGGCCACTCGGGCTCCGCCCCGAGCCCTGAGGGTCTCGGCCATACGGCGAGTGTCCCTAACGCGGTTCCGCAAGGATGCGGCTGCAAACAATATCCGCACACATGCCACCCGAAACGCAAAAGCGGGGAGAGCGCCTTGGCTCGCGCATATCGCTTGGGTGCCCACTCTCGCGCCATGACAATCGCGGCATGGTTGCGAACGCTAGTCGATTGGAATGTCTCGTTGGAACGCGCCGCCGAGATGATCGAGGCCGGAGTTCCGTGGAGCGATAGCGAGGGGCGTTCTGATGGCTGAGCTGCTGTTCGATAATGGTCGTGTCCAGATCGAAACAGATTGCGGATGCGCCATTTGGCTTGATGAGGGCGAGGCGCTTTTAGTCGCCTCCTTGATTACCGAGAGACTGACGCCCCCAGCATCTGCTCAACGCATCACATATGAACGCGGTTACGGCCCCGGAGACGGTGACTCGCGCGTCATTGAGACATGGGACGGATACAATGCGGGAAGTTCCGCGCCAGAACCGGATATTGAATCATGAGGCGCGACGACGTTTGGGCGCGGGCATGGTGCGCCGTGGCGAGTGGGTGGAACACGAAGGCTCCAGACGCAACGCGCTACGCCGACATTTGCCTGAAAGAGTTCGATGAGCGCTTTCCCGCCCCAAAGCCGCTTGAAACGCAATACTGCGGAACGCCGCTGTCCGAACTGACGGACGCGGAACGCATTGAGCTGCGGCGAACGCTTGCAAACGTCCCCGTGCGCGCCACCGACTGTGGCGAATCTTGCGCGATGTGCTGCGGACCCGTTGATGCTGACGGGATGACGCTTGCTGCGATAGCGACAGGCGCGCGAAGCGCTGAGACAAACGAAGATTTGGCTCAGTCCGAAGGACGCCAGAGCAGCGGCGAAGCCGTATCGCCCAACCCTGATTGCGATCCAGGTCCACCGGGGGTGAGGTCGTGAGGGCAGAGCGGATCGCTTTGATGCCTGATTGGCCGGCCCGCATGGGCGAGGACATGGCGGCGCTCTACCTGGGCGTTTCGCTGACCAAGTTCCGCGAGCGCGTGGAGGCGAAGTCCTATCCCCAGCCGGTGGCCGAGGGCCGCAGAAAGCTGTGGGCGAAGCGCCAGCTTGATCTATATGTCCACGCTCAGTTCGGCATTGCCGATCCCGACGAGGACGATCCGACATGGGCCGACTTCAAATGAAGGGCGTGTGCCAGAAGCACGGGCGGACCTATTACCGCCGCAAGGTCGCGGGCAAGGACGTTTACACTCGCCTGCCGGACCCCGGGCACCCAAGCTTCGCAGCCGAATATGCCCGGGCGAAAGCCGACCTAACGAAGCCCGGGGCGGCCGCAGGAACCATCGCCGCGCTGGTCGCCGAATACCGTGCGAGCTCGGCCTTCCGCTCGATCCCATCACCGCGCACCCGGGCCAATTATGCCCGCTATCTGGATATGCTGGCGACCGAGGACGGGCATCGCACCGTCAAGGGCATCAGGCCCGCCTTCGTCGCGAGGATGCGCGACCGCTACCAAGACAAGCCCGGGAAGGCGAATAACTGGCTCACCGTGTTCAAGCTGCTGATGGACTATGCGGCGATCCGGGGCTGGCGCGACGACAATCCGGCGAGCCCGCTTCAGCCGCTCCCGATCGGCGAGCATGAGCCGTGGCCGGCGTGGCTGATTGAGAAGGCGCTTCAGGCCGGAACGCCGATGGACCGGCTGGCGATCATCACGGGCCTCTGCTCGGGCGCCCGGGTCGGCGATGCGATCAGGATGCAGCATGGCTGGCACGATTGGCGGATTATGGAGTTCGT